ATTGGTGAGAATATGGACAGAAACGGAAACTTACCGGGAACATTTGAAGACTTTTTATTATCAGCAGTTGCAGGAAAAGCAGGTGCGCATATAGAAAATATGATTTGGAAAGGTTCTACTCCTTTTGGAACAGGGTTTTTGTCTGATGATGGAACGCAAGATGAAGCAGGTGCTGATGCAAGTCAATTAAAAGACTTTACGGAAGTTGATTTTGCTAATGCTTTAGCTGCAACTGACATATTAACTGATATGGCTTCTGTATATGACGCAGCGGTTGGAATTGCAGGTTTAACTTCTAAACCGGGATTTGGTTTTTATATGAACGCTAAAACTTATGCTTTCTTACTTCAAGCATTAGCTGCAGCAGGTTCTAATCAAGGTATTAATAATCTTGGTGTTGCTCAATCATTTGAAGGTATTACTTATTTTGGATTCCCAATTTACGTATGTCCGGGAATGTTTAATGACGTTATCGTTGCAACATATAAAGAAAACTTAGTATTTGGAACTAACCTTGCAACTGATTGGACAGAAGCTCGTGTAATACCAACATACCAATTTGACGGTTCAGACAATGTTAGAATTGTAATGAACTTTGCACTTGGTGTTCAATGTGCAGTAGCAACAGATGGTGTTTACGGATCAACTGTTTGGACTTAATAGACACTTTAAATGGGGAGTTGAAATACACTCCCCTTTTATTAACTTTTTAATACAATAATAATATGGCTTGTGATATTACAAGAGGACGATTAATAGACTGTAAAGACACCATTGGTGGATTGAAAGCTATTTACATCTGTAAAGCATACAATAATAATATTAGTGCAGTTGCTAATATAAACACAACAGAAATGACAAGCGCAGGGTTTGCAACTTGGTCAGCTGCTAGTGGTGGTGTAACTACTGTATTCAAATATGATTTAGTGCCTAATTTAAGCTCTATGACTGTTAATGTTAATTCTGACAATGCTAACGGAACAACATTTTTTGAACAAACATTATCAGTAGTATTACAGAAAATAGACCACGACACAACTAACGAACTTAGATTAATGGCTTATTCAAGAGCGCAGATATTCGTTTTAGACCAAAATGATAATTGCTTCTTATTAGGAATTGACAATGGTTGTCACGTAACAGGTGGAACAGTTATTACGGGAACGGCAATGGGTGACCAAAATGGTTACACTATTGAATGGGGCGCACAAGAAAAGAATGCCTTAATTCAGCTTCCTGCAACAGGTGGTGTTTCTGCATCAAAATATCCTTTTGACACTTTGACTGATGTAATAGCAGACCCAACAGACATAGTAATTACAGAAGGAACTTAATCGTTGCTCAATACAAAAGAAGAAAGGGGTTTTATTGCCCCTTTTTTTTATTAAAAAAAACAAATAACTTATATTTATATTTATAGTAAAACACTATGGCTTGGAAATTAAAAAAAGAATGGGAAGGGAAAAGCATTGATTCAATAAGAACACCCTTAGACGACCTAACGCAAAAGCAAATACAAGGACTTATAGAAAGTGTTAGAAATAACTTGTTTATACAAGAAAAACCTAAAAAGAAAAAGAATGTGGAAATTAAAGGAGAAATATAACACACCAGATTATGTTTTTTTTGATCCAAACGAATTAAGCGAAGAACAAAAAACTATAATTCTGGAAAAAAATCCAGATTTATTTGATGAGCATTTTATAAGAATATGATACAATTATTTAGAGAGACTATTCCAATTTTAAACTTTCAGTCGGTTTATCTTGACTTTTATAGCGAAATGACCGACATAACATATCCGCCTTTGTTTTCTTTTACAAGTCAATTATCTGGCAAAACAATAAATGGATTGCCCAAAATAACTGATTACACCAACAAAGAAAGATATGTTATTGTTCAATTCATACCAATTTCATATAGTGTTCCTGTGATCGGGATTTTGGCTATGGGAAACACAGACTTCCCATACGGGATGTATAATGTAACGGCATATCAAAACAATAGTCAATATAATCTTGAACCAGATAATGCCATTAAAACAATATGGAATGGGTTAATGAACCTAAGACCAAAAACAAATAACGAAGCAGTTAATTATACAGATTATAATACTAACGATTCGGACACAGAAGCAGTCTGGATAACATTTTAAAATTATGATGCAAGTAAAAATAGAAAATGTAGGTGATACGCTTTTGTTAAATACTTTTTATTTAGACATTTACGATAAAATGACTATTGATTCTGGGCGTGTTTTAATGACTTTAACAAGTCAATTTACAGGAAAATCAAAAACAGTATCACTCAATACAATATACACAAACAAAGAAAGATATGTTTCTTTAAGTTTTTATACAACAAGAATGTTAAATTTAGAGGATTTATTAGAAGCAAAAATACAATTAGGAACTAAAGAATTTCCAATGGGATTTTATGATGCTATATTATACCAAAACGCAGATGACAATAACCTTGACACAACAGGTCTGCCCGTTATTTGGAATGGATTAATGAATATAGCAGGAAACACGAACTCAACAGAATCGGTTACATACACAGAATACGCAAATAATGATAGTGAAAACGATTCTGTTTATATAACGGCAGTTGCAAACAATTAATTATGACATATAAAGAGTATTACGAAAAAAGTTATATTTTTAGTGAGTTTGTGAAACCATTATTAAACAAATCAGAAGAAGAATTAAAAGGTATACCAGAAAGCATTAAAGAAATGTTAAATTATTATAAGAGCATTTAATGATACAGGAAATTATATTTAACGAAACATCAAACCCTGCCGCATTTAGGTCAACGGCTAATGTTATAGCTAATGTTGCGCCTAATTTTTCTGTATCTCCAACAATTGTTGGTGTTGTGATTAGTGGGGTAACATATTATGTAATTACGTATCCTTATTTTCTTTTTAAATTAGAATCACAACAAACAGGAAAAATTAAATACTTTACAAAAACAGTCAGTTATCCAACAGGCACAGGCGTTGATAAACACGAAAGATATATTGCCTTTAACTTTGATTATAGCGTAGTAAGTGAAAACGTAGAAGATTTATCGCAAAGTAAATTAAGGGTCGGAACAACAGAATTTCCTTTAGGTTTTTATGAATACACAATTTATGAAACATTATCTAGTGGAGAATTAAACCCTGCAAATGCAAGTGCGACACTATATACAGGCTTGTTAAATATGACAGGAAGCGAAAGCACAAGCGCAGATTTAAATTTCGAATCTGTGCAATATAAAGAATATACAACTAATGATGCGGACACAGAAAGCATCTATTTAACAAATACTATAGTATGAATTTAAATTTAGTAAAACTATCACATTATAACATTCCGCATTTAGTGGAAAAAACTAACCAAGAATGGATCAGTTTTGGTGAGGACAATTTATATCCAAATTATCTATTAGACTTATTTTTAGGTAGCGCTATTAATGGCGCATTAGTTAAGTCAATCGGTGCAATGATATATGGCGAAGGAATTGCAGCAACAAATGTTGATGAATCAGACGCAACAAAAGAATCTTATTTGCGATTAACAGAATTACTACATAATTCAGATGATGACGTTTTAAAAGACCTAGCAATGGATTTAAAGCTATTCGGTGGGTGTTATGTCAACGCAATTTGGAGTCGTGATCGTAGTCGTATAGCTAAACTAAGACACATACCAGCGCAATACATTCGTTCTGGTAAAATGATTGATGGTGAAGTTGAACATTATTATTATAGTGCTAATTGGGCAAATTGCAAAAAAGCGGAATATAAACCTAGAGCATATAAAGCATTTAATAAAGAGGACAGAACACAAGCATCTCAAATTCTAATGATTAGAGATAAAAACCCTGCATTGTTTTATGGCTTTGCACCTGATTACGTTGCAGCAACAGATTGGATTCAAATGGAATTAGAAATTGCGCAATTTCACCTCAGTAATATCACGTCAGGCATGACTCCATCTATGCACGTTGGATTCTCGAATGGTATTCCAACAGATGAAGAAAGACGAACTATCGAAAGACAATTAAATCAAAAATTTGCAGGAACAGGAAATGCAGGTAAAATTCTAATTACTTTTAATGACGGAAAAGAAACCGCACCTATTATTGAACCTATCCAAATGAATGATGCGCAGAGTGCATGGGTTGAAATGTCAAAACAATCCGTTTCTCAAATTTTAGCAGGTCACAGAGTTACATCACCAATTTTATTTGGAATACGTGCAGAGGGTGGTGGATTAGGCAATAATGCAGACGAATTAAGAGATGCTTATAGCTTATTTAATAATACAGTTGTAATACCATTCCAAACAACGCTTTTAAAGGGTTTAAACAAGATATTTAGAGTAAATGATATAAACCTTGATCTTTACTTTAAATCGCTTAAACTGGCGGATTTCATTGATTTAGAAGTTACTAAAACACAATCAGAAGAAGATCAAGAAAAAGAAGGTGTTACAAAAGAAGATATTAATTCTGATGATTTTGTAGAAATGTCAGACGATGATTTAAACATAATATTTGAAGAATTACAAGGTGAACAAATAGATACAGAAGTTTGGGAAATAGTGGATGAACAAGACGAAGGATTAATTGAGGACTATGAAGATTGGGCGAAAAAATTAATCAAAGAAAATAAAGAAAAGTTTGCAGACGAAATAAGAAGCAAAGAAGATTTGCCAAGTCAATTAGACAAATCATATTATAGAGTTCGTTTTAAATATATTAAAAAGAGTAGAAAACCAAGCAAATCAACACGAACATTCTGTAAAAATATGATGCGACTTGCAAGTGCAGGGTTTGTTTATAGGTTAGAAGATATAGACAAAGCAAGTAGAGAGGGCGTGAATAGACAATTAGGTCATAAAGGGCGACCTTATGATCTTTTCCGTTTCAAAGGAGGTGTATATTGCCGTCACGCTTGGAAGGTAATTCTATATAGGCTAAAAGATGGAACAGAATTAAGAGATGCAGAAAGCATGGACGATTATACAAAGACAGATAGTATACCAAAATCGTATACACCAAAACCAAGAGGAATTAAAGATGCAGTAATTGCGCCAGAAAATATGCCAAATCAAGGGCATTATCCCGGTGTTAAATAAATAATAAAACTATGGCTTTACAATATACATTTACAAGTTCAACAGGCATAACATCTAGTAGTGCTTATCACAAAATATATAAAATAATATACAACGCTAAAAAATCAACGGCAACCGCTTGTGCAGAGGTGTTTCACGATGTGTCAGCTAGAAACAGTAATAAAACGCCTATTGACGTTGTGGAGTTTGAGTTTACAATGGCAGTAGGTAACACAGATGATAACCCTGTCAAACAAGCATATGCAGCAATGAAAACAAAAGAATCTGTTAAAGATAGCAGAGGGAAACCAATTCAAATAGATTACAAAAGTAAAAACGTAAAAGACGTATAATTATGGCGATTCAACATACTCTCTACATCAGTTCAACAAGGCTCAAGAAAGATTCAGCATTAGGCGGTTCTGTTTCAGACGATTTAATAATGCCTTATATCTTATTGGCTCAAGATATGCACATTTTACCAATCTTAGGAACTGATCTTGATGCTAAATTAAAAGCAGAGATTCAAGCAGGAACATTAGCTAATCAATATAAAACATTAGTTGAAACATATTTACAGCCTGCATTAGTTCAATTTTCGTTTACGCAATTAATGCCTTATTTAAGA